TTGATTCATCTCTCTACCTTCTTAGTCATGAGTTCAAAGCTCCGCAAGTTCTCAATGGTTTCCGGAGACCATTGAGTCTTGAGATTTGATTCGGATCCCTTCTCAAATCTCAGCCGCCTACGGCCCGGCATTTTTACTTTTTAAAGTTTGCCATTTCTTTCGTTCCGCGCTTTGCGAAGTAATTCTTTTCTTTGTTTAGGATTACCCCATGCATCCATTCTGATTTGCTCACCTTGTTCGGTAAGAAACTTGAAATCGTATGCGAGTATGTCGAACTTCCCGTCTTTAGTTTCAACGAAGATGTCGCGCTTTCCGTCGTCGTTGATTTCATATACAAGTCTAAGTCTCATGCGATCGCCATTGCTTTTATGTTTTCACACTCTTCAAACAATTCGCATACTTCATTCAAGTACGCATAACTCTTGAATCTCTCCGATTCCGGGTTATGGCAATAACCGTCCCAAGGTTCTTCCCAATCAGGTTCGAAAAATTTGCAATTAGCACATCGTTTCATTGTGATTTCTTTTCACGTCTTCCAAAAGAATATACAGATGGATTTGTTCTCTGCTTACGGACTTCGAAACAAGAACATGGAATTTCCCCTTTGACGCAAAACGATTGCGCCATTTTACTGGATAGTTTGCCGTGTGCATTGTTTAGCGATTTGAACGCAAGGATGACCGAATCAGGTTTTGATTTCATCGCTTGAATTAAGCGGCCTCTTCGAGTTCCAGAAATTTCCTGCGGCAATCCGTTCTTTTCAAGCCACGTGCTAATCGCTCGAACGACTGCATAACCCGCTTCCGCCCTTGCTCTGCATTTCGTACGTCTGGGAATGGCCTCCATTCGTTGCTTCATTTCTTGAATTGATTCTTGTAAACTGATCGTTTTCATGCGGCGAACCTCGGAGCGAATGCAGATTTATAGATTGGATATACAAGATCGTATTGAGATTTACGGAATTCTTCCCAAGTGGCTACGAGGCCCTTATATGTTGTGCGGTATTCGAAACGTTTGCGAACCATCCATTCGAACGCTTCTTCAAACGTAACAGGATTTCCTAATATTTCTTTTTCCTTATGTTCTTTATACGCCTCGCGTGCATCTGCTAAGGAGATTTCCCACTCGGTCAGAAGGATTTCGTTTACGCGGGAAGATGTTTTGTGACCCCGGATGCAATCAGAAATAAGGGACCTACTTAAATTATTTTTTCTGGCAATCGAACAAGAGGTTTTCCCGGGTTTGGAGAACAGCTCAATCTTAAGAGGCAATTTAGAACCGGTCTTACGCGATATCACGCGGTTCCCCTTGCAAGCGGCTCCAAAAGGCCTTCGTTTTCTAAAAGTGCTCGTATATTGTGACCAGGGGCGATACCACTCAGTACTTGGGTTACATAACCGTAATTTAAGTTATGAATACGGGTCCATTCGGCGACACTTCCGTATCGATACCTAAGTTCAGTTTTGATTTTTTGTCGGATTTCCTTTGGGATGAATCGAGGTTCCGATTCTGAAAAATGATCAGAATTTTCCTCGATTGCTGGATCGTTTTTGTTCATGATTGACCGCCGTTGATGCCGAAATAATATCTGATTAACTATTAGTTAATATGTATCCTAAAAGAATATTTTCAACAAAAAAATTAGCCATTGGGATATTTTTTTAAGGTGAACATTGATGGATAATGTTCACCAAAATGAGGTCTCTATACGAGTTCGTGAGCTTATAGTTGCTTTGGGGCTAACGCAGCGAGAGTTTGCAGATAAATTGAGCCTAACTCCGGCTTTCATTAATAACGTATTGAATCAAGGGAAATCGTTTTCGCAGGAAACTATAGCTAAAATCTCTTTCAAATTTCGTGTGAATATAAATTGGCTTCTTTCAGGAGAGGGGGATATGTTCATTCCATCTGCGGAAGAAATTCATAAACAAGTAGATGAATTTAGAGAACTGTGGGCTAAAATTCGGAAACATGAAGGCATGCTGGAATTTGTTCGAGTTATTGCTAATTCAACTGACGATGAATGGAAGCGAATTCGAGAGATGACTCGACTTATGCTCGGAAAATAAAAGGAAAACTAATGGGTTTGAATTATATCTAAAATCTCCTCTGTGGCCGCACGTATAATTATATTCTTTGGAACACCATTGCTTGAAAGAATATTGTGAGCTAAAACATCTAAAGTTTCCTCGATCCTTCTCAACACCATCTCTAATTCTGAGTTATCCAACATGATCTCTATTTCCTAATCGTCTGTGTAGTATTGATATATCCCCCGACAAAAATCAAAGCTAAATTTTGCAAAAATATTGCATTTCTTGTAAGTTATGTGGCATTGGGACCTATTTTCCAGGTCAACATTAATGAGAAATGTTGACCTAAAAGAAGATCGATACTAAAAGATAGAGAATGTGACCATAGAAATTAGGACTGAATCAGGTAACCAATTTAAAGCAATGGTTACCTATATCAAAGTAAGATCTAAATAGGTTAACTTTTTTATTGAATGTTAGCCTTTACTACCAACTAAAAAATATTAGGTAACATTTATCTGGTAAATGTTACCTGGAGGAAACAAATGCTCGAAAAAAATAAATCAATTCTATTTCAAGTAATTCTAATATTATTCGCACTGTTTCACTTGATCTCGATTCAAGCACAGGAATCATCTTACGCATTGGATGCACCTTGCCAAATATTTGGAAATTATCCCACATTGGAAGAAATCAAGAAAGCAAGACTAAGGAATGATCCAACAAAGATTTTGGTTAAGACGGTTAAGGGCAATCCAATTGAAGTTCCGACAACAGATGCGTATGACGCAGTTAAAATTTCAGATGAAAAGGGCTTCCATAGTTTTATGAAAACTTACGAATCAATTTGTGGCAAAGGGATAAAACCACCATTTTATTATTCGATTCCTTTCATTGTGGAACTGGAAACCCAAAAATGTGTAGGAGAATCTAAGAGATTTAAAAAGTCGTCGATTTTAAAAAGCGAGTTCTGGAGGTCGAAGGCCGAACAACTTTCAATATCCATTTGCTATAATACTCGCAATGCAATCCTTAATAATCCCCTGGCCCTTCCCGAACCATTAGATTCGAAGTGTCCGGACTTTGGTATTCTCTCTATTAAAAAAGAAGATTTGAATCAATTCAAACTGAATAGTGATTCAGGAAAAATATGGGTTCGAACTGCAAATGGAAAGTTTTTGGCTATTAGAAATGATCAGGCTACAGAGGCTTTTAAAATTTCAAATGATGATGAACTATTTCATCACTATGTAAATTTTGCTATGGTTTGTGGTGAAAGAGTTCCTCCACATTTTGATGTTATTCCGTATCTCGAAACTGAAAGCGCAGAAGGATGTATTCGACATGCCGATAAAAGTAATCCCCGCGCCGAAGCGGAATGTTACGAGAAAGCAAATGACAGTTTTCTTGGCGATAAATTTAAAAAGAAAAAATAACTACTTTCCCAGAATCGCAATCAACCCTTGAATGAGACTCGCCGCTTGTTTACGAGAGAGTAAATCAAACGGCTTCTTGTATTGCCTTTTGGAAAACGAATCTAAATCGATATTGTAGATTCCTTTCTTGTTGATCTTTTCACAAATTTGTTTAGCCAACTGTTTTTGATCGTAAGAACGTTTTTGAAGATTCTTCTTTAAGACTAAAATCGGATCGTTCGGTTTTTGTTTGAAAACTCTTTGACGCTCTATATTCAAAATATTGATTATTGTATAAGCCTGTGAAGTATTTAAAGAAGAAATCGACTCGGACCCGGTCTCATTCAAAACGATTTCGTAAACTTTTACTTTCGACAAGCCCGCTTCTCTTGCAGTGGCCCAAAGTTTTTTCAATTGGTCCGAATTGATTTTTTTGTCCGCTATCATCTTGTAAGTCCCTAAAGGATCTTACATCAATTTTTCCGAGTTGACAACTTTAATTTTATATATTATAAAACCCTTAATTATATGAATGCACTCGTAACAAAATCATCAAAAATTAAACTATCATCTCACGTTAGGAAACTATTTTACTCGACCAGGGAATTTGCAAAGCTCTTGGGAAAGAGTGAAAAAACGATATTACGATGGAAAGAAGACCAGACGTTTCCCTTCCCATCGTATGAACTCGGTGAACGAAGCACTGTCTGGCTTATTTCTGACGTAGAGAAATGGCTCAATTCACGAGCAAACAAAAAGTAAAGACATAGCGGACATTCAAGACCCGCGTTATACTAAACCTCTTTCTATTCAAAACACATAGGCTATTCTTGCCATGTGCCAAAAGCAAATTTAAAATTCGATTCCAATGGACATCTACGACTAGAGTCCGGGCTTCTTCTCCATAGTTCTGGTGTTGCGCGTGGAGAGTTTCGCTCTCTCCACGCAAATTTTTTACAGAACGGAGCGCCTTTAAATACGGGTGATACAACCGAACTCGTAGAGAACGAAGAATATGCGGAATTCAATTTCCGTATGTTATCGGCCGTATTGATCGAAGGATGGTGGTGTGATTTCAGAAACTCTACAATTTTAGAAACCGCTGTAGAAAAGTTTTCAACTAAAATTTATACGGATCATCAAAGGACCGTTCGCAACTCGATCGGAATTACACGCAATCCTATATTCACGAATCGTAATGGAATTCCCGGTATCGATGCGGTTTTTCGGATATATAAAGAATTCGCTCCTGAAGTGATCGGACGCCTAAAAACGAAACCGGCATTGATTGATGCGAACTCCGCTGGTGTTTCTTTCACTTACGAAAAGTCACATCCTCAGTTGGATAACTTCTATGAACATCTTGGTGAGGTAATTGATGGTCAATACGTTCGCCTCATCGTCACAAAAATTCTATCCGTTTTCGAAACATCCCTCGTCGCCGTGCCTGCGGATAATACCGCAAGGAAATTCGCCGCAGGTTTCGATTTCCCACAAAACAATCTTACAAACTTAAACAATCAGGAGGATAAGATGAAAATCAAACGCACTATTTTGTCACTTCTGGGGGTTGATTCCCAAAAATTCGGTCTGTCTCCTGGGGAGGGCGAATTCGTGGAATTGCCGTCGGAAAAAATGGAATCCGTGCTCGAAGAAGCGGGGATAACTATCACAAAACTGCAAGATGGGGCACGTCAAAGCGCCGTCTTGCAAAACAACTTAAACCAATTCGCAAAACTTTTTGGGAACGAGACTTTTCCAGCAAACGTGGATTTCGCGTCCAAAGTTGCCGAACTCCAAAGCCTTTTGGAAGAACCTAAAAAGCTACTCAACGCTGAAAGAGAAAGGGCTGTCACTGCTTATAGAGTTTTTACGAAAAACCAACCTGACTCCGTGATCGAAGCCTTAATCCAAGGTGCAAATCTCGAACAGGCTAAAGCGTTTTCGAAACAGTACGGCGCTTCATTAGAAAATTCGCATCCGCTTAAATGTGAAGACTGCGGATCGAAGAAAGTCAGTCGTGCCTCCGGAAGTTTAAGCGAGCCTCAAGGTGGGGCAAAAACTTTCCAAAAGAAAAGTCCCGACACCTTCAAGTTGAGTAAAAAGGAGAAACGAGTATGCCTTTAGATGAACCATTCGAAGTCGGTTATCGCGGGATCGTTGAACCCGTAACGATCACCGTAAAACATCAAACTCTGACAAAAGCGGACGAAGGTAAACCGGCTAAGTTTACCGCAAATATGGAGGTTTCCCTCTGTGCAGACGGCGACTCTCCAGCGGGTCAAATTGTGGTTGTGGATGAAAAGGGAAAGATTCTCGGACTTAAAGTTTTCGGAATATTCGAATATGAATATTCCGGTACCAATCCGGCTCCTGGCTTTTTGAATATTCAAGCGGACAATACTGGAAAAATCAAGACCATCCCTTCCGGCGGGATCCGAGTTCTCGTCATCTCCGTTGATACCGGAGCGAAAAAATTAGCCTGCATTATATAAGGAGAAATTAAAGTGCCACACGTAAAATTAGATAACGGACTTGTTCGTCTCGACTTACAAGCCGAAGCCTATTCCGACGCGAAACGCGACGGTCTCTCCATGAACGAATTTATGGAGAAAGAAGAATCCGGGTTCGGTTACGATCCGGAAACACCGACGGGAAAAAATCTATCCGCATTCGAACGCCAATTAATGGCAAATAACGTTTCGATCGGAGAAGCTTCGTTTTCCGTAGAAGACTTTGTTAAGTCATCGAACCAATCGAGGTATTTGTTTCCAGAGTTCATAAACCAAAACATATACATCGGAATGAATATGGGGCAACTCCAGGTGAAGTTGGAAGATACTCATTCTGTGAAAACTCGCATAAGCCAAGGCGCGGCGCGATCAGTCGCGTTTGACATCGAGGGTTCTGATCTTACCGCTAAGAAAAAGGCGAAAGAAAGCGGCGGGAAATTTCCGAAAGCAACGATCAAAACTCAGGAGAAAGCAATCGAAACTAGCCCAGTCGGACTCGAAATCAATTTCACTTACGAGTCTTTGAAGAGAATGCAAATTCTCAAAGTGCAAAATATATTCCAAGTTTTCGGTTGGCAACTCTCACAGCAGATTACAAAAGAAGCGCTCCGTGTAATCAAAAGCGGCGATGGAAATACTGGAACAGAAGCAAAAACATCTCAAACGTTAGGAACCGTTTGGAAATATTCCGACGTAGTAAACTTACTTCTCTCTGCGGATCAAGGAGTCGAGTTCACGCATGCCGTTGTCTCCAAAAACTTTTTGGAAAAAATGCTCACCGATGAAGCTAACTTCAAACAGTTCCAGTCCATGAACCTTCTCGAAGGTTACGTGAAAACGGGTCAGGTTCTGAACTTTTTCGGAGTGAATTGGAAGACTCATCCGGACATGGACGAGGATGCGATCCTCGCATGGAACAAGGATGTGACTTTAGAACTTTACGAAGATTCTGCGGGACAACTCGTAGAAAGTGATCGCTTCATCAGAGAGCAAATCGAAGGAACTGTAATTAGTCACGAATTCGCGTTTGCGAAACTCTTTTCCGAAAGCTGTCACTACAAAACAAAGAAACCTTAATCTGGTCGCCAAGCGTATGTTAAACGAAGTCTCAGAACTCAAAAAACAACTCAGGATCCGGGCCAAAAGCTTGGATCTTTCCGACGTAGGAGACGGAGATTCCGCTTCTCCGTTCGAGGAGTTTCTTGAGTCTACGGCTGCTTTGGCAAAAGCACGACTAACGTCCTGGGGAGTTGTAATTCCTGATAATCCTCCGTACACAACTGAACTTCGGACATCCGAAGTTCTTCTCATCAAAGCCGAAATCGTTGAGGAATTCGGATACAACGACGGCTTTGATCCGGAGGAAATTTCCACCGGTGGAGGCGAAGGGACAAAAGTCAAACGTTCTCGAATGAGCGTGGAAGAACGCGGTGAAATCGTAGAAGGATTTCGGAATAAAGCCTACTTTCTTCTTTTTGGAAAACAACCTTCCGAATCTCCAGGGGTTGCCTAATGAGCATTCACTCAATGCTGGATCGTACTTTTGAAAAAGGAGCACAAGCCAAAATCAAAATTCTTACTCCTGTCTCGGTTCCTGCTCCATCTGGACTAAACGCTTCTAAGAAAACGACGTATATAAGCAGCAAAGACATTTCTTGTGTTTGGATTTGGAAGGATACGGCTAACGATAACGAAGTCGGGGAAAGGCAAGAATACCGTGCCGTTTGCCAAATACGTCCGGAAGATTTGGGTGCGGAAATTCTTTCTCCAAATTGCCGGATCGAGAAGGAAGATTCCGAAGGAGAGTGGCTCATTGATACGATCCATCCAGTGCAAGAACTGGAAGGTTTTCAACTGATACGAATCGAAGTAACCAAACCAAAAGCGGGAGGGAACAAAGTATGAAATTCCTTACTGTAACGGATACGTTTGGTCCGGCACTTCATAGCGCAGTTTCGAAAGGACAAGACAAACTCGTAAAAGTCCAAGATAAAAATGCGGCAATTGTACAAGCGAACATCATCAAAGGAATTCGTACTCAGAAATACAAATCCAATTGGCCGGAACTCTCCGAAACAACCAAAAAGAGAAAAGCAAAAAAAGGAAAGTCTCCTTTGACGTTGATTGAAGAAGGAGATTATTCCGCGTCATACGAAATTGTAAAAGAAGGTGATTCTACTCGAATCGTGGGAACCAATTCAATCCAAGCGCGTGTATTAGAGCGAGGATTCGAAGCAAAAGGAATTTCGGCAAGACCTCACGTCGGACCTGCATTAGAAGATTCTAAAGAACTAATTCTTCAAAATTTCCGGGACGTCTTGAAGGAGATTTTCAAAAAATGAGAAAGTCTCACATCGATTACATTCGAGAGATGGTGGAAGGAATTAAAATCGGTGAAATTCCGATCATTCCTCCGGATCGATTTTTTGAATACCAACCTCCTTTGGATGGGATCCAAGAAAAAATTCCGTGTGCGATTCTAAAATATTCGGAACCTACGAACACCTTGGGAAGAAAAATTAAACATCGTTTAGAAAGAATCGTTCGAGGAAATTCCGTATTTTTAAAAAACGCAGTGTGTCATGCAAAACAGGAATTTAAATACACTGTTGATTTCTGGCTGAATGAACCGGATGCGGACGTAATCAGTTCCGTTGTCAATCGTGGAATCTTAGATCAGTGTCTTTTGTTTGTGAGTCTTCGGACCTGGATTAAGTCCGAAGAGCAAATTCCGATTTTAGTTCGTCTTGGTAAAACAGGACTCGTAGACGATCCCGCAAAAGAAACCGGCAACTACAAACTCTATGTAGAAATCATTTTTAAAGACGGACTCTATACGATCGAGGAAGAAGAAACTTTGGCTGGAGTCGAATTGGAAGTAGAAGGGTCCGGCATAGAAGGAGTATAAAGGATGGATAATTTTCAACATATATTAGTATTTCATAAAGTTATTATAACAAAAGGAGGACAGTAATGGCTATAGGATCAGTTTCAACTACGCACGTTTCTGGGGGACTTGGAAATAGTTTTCCGTATGAAGACAAAGTCCACGCGAAAATCGGACAGGCGGAAGGATACACCGCAAATACTCCGATCCTCATTTCTTCTTACCAGCAGGGTAAGGACGTTTTCGTAAAGGGTGAGTTAGTCGATGCACTCAAACAACATTTCGAAGAATTTGACGAAACTGTGGGTGAGATTCCCGTTCCTGTCCTTTGTATCCGTTCCGAAAATGACCAGACTGGAAGCGTGGATCCTATGATCCCTGGACCTGCAAACACTGGCTTGGCGGATCCACCTACAATTTCGGGAACCCCAGTTGGAAACCGAGGTGTCGTTTTAAAAATTACGAAAGCGGGTGCACTTGGAACCGCAGAATATCGTAAAAGCGAAGATGGTGGGGATACGTTCGGGCCTTTACTCGTAACTCCTGTTTCCGGAGTAATTGCGCTTGCCGTTGGAGTTACCGCAACGTTTCATAATGACACCCCTCTTGCAGATACGTTTCATGTAGGTGACACATTTACGTTTAATATAAAGGGTCCAGGTTCATCCCTAGGAGCAAGGTTAGCTGCAATCGAAACCCTTAAAACTATCGATCAAGGAAATACTCCTTTTTATTGGTTTCACCACGTTGGTGGAGTGGATAGAGCTTTTGCTATTTCGGTTTCTACTCTCCTCGAAGAAATGAGAACTGAAAATCTTTTTCGTATCTTTGCGGTACTCGAAATTGAACGAAAACTTCCATCCGAATCCGTAGAAACTTATTTCCTGCGGATCCAAGACGAGTGGGATTCTTTTGAAAACGAAAGGGTTTGTGTTGTTGGAGCGGAAGGCCGTTATATTCCAGGTGGAATCCAGTCAAACGGTGGATGGAACGCTTCTCTCGAACTTGCGGGAACGATTGGAGAATGGAGAAGCGCCGCGACCTTTCTTTGTGCGAGGCTTGCAGCTCATCGAGTTAACGTTAGTGCTGCTTGGGTTGCCAAAAACAAATCTAAAACCTTGATCGGAATTCGTTATTGGAATGAAGGTTATAAAGGGTATAAAACCGCGTTTGATGATTTAGGTCTTACAATTCTTCAAATTTATCCAGACTATCAAGGTGTTTTTATTGCATCCGACAACCTGATGGCTGGACCTACTTCAGATTTTCAGTATATTCCAGAACTGCGTCGTGCAAACAAAATGCACCGAATCGTTTATCGTGAATCTCTTCCATTCTTGAAATCGGATACAGAAACCAACTCTGGAAGCGGGGGCCTAGATTATCTTAAGGCTACAATTGACGCCAAAGTATCGTCGGAAATGGAACGTGCAGGAGAAGCAGAGATTTCCGGTCACGAAATCAAGTTGCAACCGATCAAGACTATAAATGGAAGAAAGATTCTTCCCGCAACTTTAAAGATGTACATCAAAGACAGAATCGATGCTATTCAGTGGTCCACTGAATTCGCGTTGGCGTAAACTAAAAGGAGGAAATCAAAATGCCAAATCCAGGAGATATTTTACCACAGTCGCTTTCGTTCGAAAATTTTACCTTAACTATGTTGGGTAGAGAGTTGGTTAAGTTTTCTAAATTTAGTTTAGACTATGAAGCAGACATCGCATTCAAGCTCGGCAAAGGTGGAGAACCGGTAAGCTGGTCTGTAAAATCTTACAAACGTCAGGCGAAGGCTACGATCGAACTCGACGAGTTGAAATATATGATCAAGCTTGCCACTCCTTTCGGCGGGGATCTACTCAAACTTCCACCTTCGCCGATTACGGCCCGTTGTGAGGTGGAAGGTGGAACTCTTCTTTTAACCGTTCCAGCCGCCAAGATCATAAAATTTTCCCTTCCGTTTGAAACCGGGGCGGATGCGGCTGAGACGGATCTTGACCTTGCAGTGACAAGCTATCCAATCATTACATTTACATAATATATAATATAAGGAGAATATAAAATGGAACTACAAGGCACTCAAAAATTTAACGATTACCAACAGGCAATCTCAAACCTTCCTAAAGATTACGTTTCGATCGACGAAAACTTTCTTGCTCGTTACGAAGTGGAGATAGAAGTAATTAAAGAATTTCTAGACGATAAAGGCGGGTTGCACCTCATTCAGGTGGATGAATATTCCACACTGTGTAGAGTTCCGTCGAAAGAAACTCTCTCTAAAGTTTCCGAGCGAACTAAAAAGTTAGATCCGATCGAAGCCGATATTGATTTTGTGAATCGCTGTTTGGTGTATCCAAGTTCTGAGACATTTTCCGGCTGGATCAATAAAGGAGCCCCGGGCCTTGCCTCTTCGATCAGTCGTAAGATTTTTGATCTGGCAAAACTAAATCAAGAGGCGGTTTCAAAAAAGCTTTAGCGGATCGGGATGCGGAAATTCGGTCAGGGATGGGAGCGCTTGAAAATTTAATTCGTCTCTTATCTCCCGAGACTCCGATTCCGGATCCGTTTGACGCGGAAGAAATCGCAAGAAGAAGCAAAGACCTTCAATGGACACAAGAAAGGATTATCGATATGATTGCGACTGGAGTTGCTAAAGGAATCGCAAAAGCATTCGGTAAGTGATAATCTGATTTACAAAGGATTTTTAATTTAGGATATAGGAATATACAAATGGCGAAAGATTGGAAAGGTTTTGATCCAAAAAATCCCACAGCGAGCGATTTAATTCCGTTCGCCGGTGTGATCTATTTTTTCTTACACCTTTGGTCTTTTTTTCCATTTTTTGGAATCATTCCTGCGTTAATCGTCATTCCGTTTAACAAAAATAAATTTCTTAAATATCTACCTCTTGTAACAAACTTTTTTGTGTCCATAGTCTATCTGCTTTACAAGTAGGTAATATGGATACATTCGAGCTCGGTGTTGTTTTAAGTCTCAAGGATTATGTGTCTGGTCGTCTCGGTGAAATCGAGACGCGGTGGAAAAATGTTCGAAAGAGTATGGACGATACGTCCGCGTCCGCAAGACTTTTTGACCGTTCTATGGGAATGGTTAAATCCGGTCAAAGTCTGCTCGAATATGGATCCGGTGCATTATACTTTTCTAAATCTCTTGTAGAAGCAGGGCTCGAAGCGGGTAAGCTCGAAAAAAACATCGAGTCGCTTGGAGTAACGAAAGACGAAGTCACCAAAATATCTACAGAAGTTCGCGGGATGACCGGAGACCTGGGAACCGCGCAAGAGACGTTTTTATCAGGAATCTATGACATCAAATCCGCAGTCGCAAGTTTAAACCCCGCCGAACTTTCGAGTGTTGCGGGCGCCTTGGGAAAAGCGGCGATTGCAACCAAAGGAGACTTCGCGGGACTTGCGGATCTTTTCGGAACTACTCACGCACAATTTAAAAAAATGTATAACGAAAGTGACGCCGCATTTGCATTACGTTTTGCGAATACACTTTCTCTTTCCGTTCAAAAATTCAAAACAGACGGCGCGAAAATGCAGAGTGCAATGCAAGGGCTTGGCGCTACCGCCGCCGGTATGGGTGTTAAACTTGAAGAGCAGATGGCTGTTTTAGGGGAACTTCAAAACACGATGCTCCCCGGAGTCGCTGGAACCAGTTACCGCGCTTTTTTAAGTTCGGTGGGCGAAGGGTTTCAAAAACTCGGACTCAATGCAAAAAACGCACAAGGTCAAATCAAATCCATGCCCGAGCTCTTGGAAGAGATGAATCAAAAGTATTCAAATTCCTTTGTGGTCAATCAGGCTACTGGGAACAAAGTTCTAAAACTCGACGCACGTAACGAAATTAAGAAAGCGTTAGGCTCGGAAGAAGCGGTGGCCGCGCTTGAAAACTTACTTCCAAAAATGGGAGAGTTAAAAACTTCGATTTCGGAAATCAAAAACGCAAACCTAAGCGGTACCGCAGAAGCATTAAACAAAATGGCTTCCATCAATCAAGATAATCTGTCGTCTCAATTGGATCGCAGCGCAGAGGCTTGGAAGAGTTTAAAAACAAGCCTCGTCAAGATATTTCCAGCGGTCCGATTCTTTCCATCGTAAAAGGATTTGGAGACATGCTTTCCGGGATGACAAAATTCTTAGACCAAAGTCCTGGGCTCAGGAAATTTATTTCCTATCTCATTATCGGTGGATCCGTTGCTCTATTTTTAGGAGGCGCGTTTACTACGCTCGTTGGAATCATTGGAGCGTATACCGCAGTGACAAGTTCCGCAGCGGCTGCAAAGATTTTTGATACGATAGCAACGGTTAAAAATTGGGCGGCAAAAGTTGCCAATAGAACCGCAACGATCGCTTTAGCCGTCGCAGAATACGCGTTAATCGGTATCGTTGGTGCTGCGATGTATTCCTGGCAAGCATTGACGTTTCTGTATGGCATCATGACCAGTCGGACAAAGGCGCTTGCCGCTTGGCAAACAATTCAAACCGCAGTTACGACAGGACTTACATGGGCGTCTAATGCACTCAACGTATCTCTTTGGGCAAACCCGATTACATGGGTGGTTGCTGGAATCTTACTTGCGGTTGGAGTTGTGGCTGCTGCGGTTTACTACTGGGATGAATGGACAACGTCTGTTGCCAACGCGTGGCAAGAACATAAATTTCTTGTTTCCGCCTTACTACTTTTGACTGGACCGATCGGCGCCATCATTGCGTCGTTAGTCGTAATCAAACAAAACTGGGCGACAATTGTAGGCTGGATCGACAAAGCTGTGGTTGCCGTAAAAAGTTTTTTTGGCATGGGAGGCGATCAAGTAGCAATCGGAGTGACACAAGATACCCTCAAAACTGTCGATGTCAAACCGACAACAACTTTACCGTCAAAATCCATTTTTGATTCTATAGGTATGGGAAGCGTTGACAAAATGCTCTCTCAAACAGGCGGCGCTAAACTCGATCTAAATAACCAAGCTCAATATTCAAAAGCATTAGAAATACCTAAATTAGATCCTTCTTTACTGAATAGTCCATTGCAAGGTTTTCCGGGTGGAGCATCCAAGGCCCCAGCAATTCAAATTACAATCAATCGACTCGTAGACAAAGTCACATTCCAAAACAATTCTTCCGGTTACAAAGAGGCCGGGGATTGGATCGGAAATGTCTTTACAACTGAAATTAAAAAATCTGCGGATCAAGGGAACCCTATGACCCCATACGCACTTCAATTTGGAGGAACTCAATAATGTTATTAGACCCAACACCAGGCGGCTCATTTTTAGCAGTTACTGGATCCGATTTAGATCCTGTAAAAATAGGAGATTATCGTTGTCCGAGAGGAACCAAGGTAACGGTCTCTCAGGAGAAAAACTATTCCAAGACAACCGTTCCGGGACGAGAAGGAACAATCAAAGAAGTTGTAGGTTTTCATGATTGGCAACTTACGATTGAGTTCGAGTTTGTAAGTAATACCGGAATGCAGTTAGGTGCAATTTCGGAGTTACGAGATATTCTTTCAAAATGGAAAGAAACAGAATGCGTTTCCATTATACACCCTAAAGTAAATGCACTCGGAATTATTTGGATCGTTTTAACACGAATCGAATTTCCTGATGAGGATCGTAGTTTTGAACTTCCAGTCCGCATTGAAGCAATCAGCGACGACGCACTTTTAAACTTGGAGACTCCTCCTAAATGAATGAACGCGTCCATTTTGTTCGTGAAGAGGAAACCCTACAACGCATTACCTCTTTCTACTGGGGAGATTGGACATTGTGGCCTCTTCTTCGAGATTTGAATTCTCATTTGATCCAAAAAATCGGCTTTGATTGGTCTGAAAAATTAAAAGAAGGGATTCCTTTGAAGATTCGTATGGATCTTCTTTCCTCAGATATCGAACACACAGTAATAGAAACGGATTCCTACGAATCCTTAAGTCTCCTTTATTATTTTACGGAACATTTCAGCGAACGAATCCGAAACAACAACGAACGTAAAATCCTACGTTATTTAATCGGTAGTAGGATTACAATTCCAGCACTTGTAGATCGAAGATCATTTCAAGCTGCTAAGGAGAGAGTCAAAACATGATTATGAGACAACGCTTACAAATTGGAAAGATTATTATTCACAAAATTATCGAAGCGGAACTTGTTACCGGTAGAAGAGAACCACATTCTCAGTTAACAATACGGCTTCCAAAAATCAAGGGATTCAATAGAGATTTGATCAAAAAAGACGATATTGTACAATGGTGGGCTTGGTATGAAGGCTATCCCGAAACTTTGGAGTTTGAGGGGAAGGTAGTGAGTATATCTCCAAAAATGCCTCTGGAAATTGTTTGTAGAGATGGGATGTATGATCTTCAACTCAAAACTGTAAATTTCCACATCAATAAAATGACCGTCGCTTCTCTCGTAAATCGTTGTGTAGTAGGAGAAGTGATTTCTAAAATTGATCCCGCAATTGCAAACGAATTAGTAGGTGATGATTTAGCCGCAGGCAGAAGAGTAGCATTTGTTTTACGTCGTCTGGCAAAACAAGGAATCGATGCGTTTTTTCGTCGAGGGATTTTGATTGTCCAAAATCCAACTCGTATTTCCGCTCCCGCTAAAAAGAAAGTCTTTCAATTAGGTCACAACGTCATCAAAGACAATCTATCCACACGAGAAAGTAGACCGGTCAAAGTTAAATTAAGAAGTTATAATATAGATACCGGAAGGATGCAGGAAACTACATATACAGAAAGCGGTGGTGAAGAATTGATTTTTGATCTGGACGGCATTTCCTATTCCGAACTCAAAAAAAGAGCGGAAGAAATCTATCATGAAATTGCGGGAACAGGTCTTGTCGGAGAATTTGAGACCTTCGGAGCTCCTTCGGTACAACATTCGGAAATCATAACATTCAAAGATCCTGATGATGAACTTAGATCGAAGGACATTTTTGTAGATAAAGTAGTTAAAACTTGGTCCGCTAAAAACGCAACCTTTCGACAAGTGATCCACCCGGCTGTAGTCAAGTTTAAGGATGCCGTATGAGCGTTGCTCAGGATATAGTGACTCTCTTTTTTAGTGAGTTTACGATCAATTGGGTAACGATGGCTACAGTCGTTCGCGTCCAGGAGGATCCTGATGATTCCGGGAAACCTGGGCTTCTAACCGCGACAGTCAACGGCGCAAATAAGGAAGATGTTCGCTGGTTTTGGCCTATCAAACCAGCTCCCGGAAGTCGTTGTATTATACTCTTTGGAGACAACAACGTAAGTAGAGCCGTTGCAATCGGCTTCAACAAAATTGCAAAGATCAAAACAAAAGTTGCAGAGCTTTGCGAGATTGAAGTAGACGATCAAGGTTTTAAAATTGATCATTCTCAATTACTTTCTGTCTTCGGTAAACTCGCGGAAGGAAAGCTGACTTTAAAAAACGGTCCCACTTTAGAAGTCGCGTTAGATTCCATTCAGAACAAAATTAACTTTAAAGGAAAGGTGGATATAGGAGACGCAAGCATTTCCGGAGTCGATACCAACGCACTCGAAACTTGGATGAACGGAATCGTTTCCTCTTTACAAGCCCTCTACACCGCAATTCAAACTTCGCCCGTGACGCCTATGGATGGAGGGGCATCTTACAAAGCCGGACTTGCAGGAGCCATTTCTTCAAAACCAATTCCTTCGGTTCCTCCTGCTCTAAAAGTTTCTAATCTCAAGTACGGAAAGACATAAACTTTGGTCTGCTATCTCAAACAAAAAATAGAAGACATAGCGGACATCCATTCCTACGGATTACCTGAATCGCTTGCGGTCTTCTTACTCACAGATAACCTCTATCTGTGGATTTTTTAACCGACGCACTTACATCCGATTTACTACTTGATTCTAAAAACTTTGATTTTGCGGAAAGCGAATCGGAAATAGAAGTCGTGCGTTCGATGGTGATCGAAGCCTTCGACATGACTCCTGCGGACGACATCGATTTCCCCGAAATCTATAGCCGCCAACGTAAGCACCTCTACGAAGATGACGATAGCGGTCCTCAAGAACGCATGAACGACGCATTCCGGATCTTATCTCAATTCCCTCAAATCGATTCCGACACAATTAAGATTTCCGTACTCAAAGAAGGACTTTCTATTTATTTCCGATTAAAAACTGGAGAAGAACTTTCCCTAAATCTTGGAGGGAACTCATGATATTATACACCACAAAATCAAACGTTCAAAGAGAGATTGAGCGCAACGTTTCAAACTCTAAGGTTTTTGAAAGTCATGATTTTACTCGGGACTCAAAAGCCAGTACAATTTTAAGATCTCTTGCAAACGCAATCTATCTATTCATCGATCAAAATCTTGTAGCACTCCAAAAAGCAATTCACTATCATACAGCCGAAGAAGAAGACTTACACGAATGGCTTAAACGTTACGGTCTGGAATGGAAAGAAGCGACTAACGCAAAGCATAGAATCCGAATTGGTTCTAAAACGACCGTTCCTTACGAAGTTCTCATTCCCGTCGGAAAAATCGTAGGAACTGCGGATCACAAGATTCAGTTTCAAATTACACAAGAATCGAAAATTCTTCCTACAACTCCTGTAGATTCAAGAGGGTTTCATACGGTGGAAGTGATTTGCGAAGCTCTTCTTTTTGGTACAAAAGG